CCGTCGGCACGATTGGCTCCCCGGGTCGGGGGGGATCGACAAGGGCGCCGCGTTCGAGGTCCCCGGGTCGACCCGGTTCGGGCGGGTCGAGCTCGTGAAACGGGTGGAGCTGAACAGCAAGCACGACGGCCGCGTGTGGCGGGTCCCGCTCCGCAGGGGGTGAATCGTCTACTCTCGTCCTCGAGAGGCCGCGCCGCACGCCGCGCCGCACCCCTACGCCGCACCAGCACCTAGGGGAGCACCCGACGGGCACCCGGACCGACGTACGACTATCGGATCGAGTGCCCACGGAGGCCACATCATGCACGAGCTGAACCCCACGATCGTCGGGCTCTGTCGCGACCGCGACGGAGGGACCGACACCCGAAACCCTGTCCTCGTCCGGCTCCTCGCGGAGCGTGACACGCAGGTCCGTTTCATCGACGAGACCCTCGCGCGGGTCGAGTCGGAGGAGCGGGACCTCGTCGACGCGGAGCGGAACAACCTCACCGCGGCCCGTGAGCGGATCGGCGCGCTCGACGCGCAGATCGAGCCCCTCGAGGAGTTCGAGGAGCTCCGGGACGCGCACCGGTCGTCCTCGTCGACGTACACCGGCCGGAGCTCGTCCTCGAGCTCGGAGGACCGGCGCTCCGCGGCTCACACGGCCCCCCGCGGCCACGAGTACCGGACGGCCGGGGAGGTCATTGTCGACCGGATCGCGGCCCACGACGGGAACGCGGACGCACGCGACCGGCTCCGGTCCGCGAACCTCACCCGGGACGCGGCGTGGGCAGCCGGGGAGACCCGGGCCGTCGCGCACCAGACCACGGACGAGACCCCCGGTCTCCTCCCGGAGCCGATCATCGGCGCTATCGATAACGACCTCGACGCCGCGCGGCCCTTCATGCAGTCCGTCGGGGTGAAGGCCCTCAACTCCCCCGGCAAGACGTTCGAGCGGCCCGTCGTCACGCAACACACCCTCGTCGGGGAGCAGACCGCGGAGAAGGCCGAGCTCCCCTCGCGGCCCCTCGTCATCAGCGGCGTGCCGTTCGCGAAGCGGACGTTTGGCGGTGCGCTGAACATCAGCCGTCAGGACATTGACTGGACCTCCCCGTCCGCGTGGGACGCGGTCCTCTCGGACCTCCAAGAGCAGTACGCGTTGGAGACGGAGAACGCGGCCGCGGACACGTTCGCGGCGGCGGTCACGGCGACGACCGAGCTCGAGACCGCGGCCGGTGCGGACCCGACCCTCGCGGAGCTGTCGGCCGGGTTCTACGGCGCGGCGGCGGCGGCGTACGGCGGCGTGAAGCGGCTCCCGGACCACGTGTGGATGAGTCTCGACATGTGGGCGGCGTACGGGCCGATCCTCGACGCCGCGGCCGCGTCGAACTTCAACGGCCCCGGCGCCGGGAACAACTCGAGCGTCTCGTCGTTCGAGGGACAGGTCATGCGGCTCCCGCGGACCGTCGTCCCGTCGCTCCCGAACGGGACGATCATCGTCGGCGTGAAGTCCAAGGTGGAGGTCTACGAGGAGCGGATCGGGCTGTTGCAGGCCGTACAGCCGTCCGTGCTCGGGATCGAGGTCGCGTACGGCGGCTACATGGCGGCCGGGGTGCTCCGCGCGGCCGGGTTCTCGAAGATCATCAACGCGGCCTAGGGGATCGTTCTCTCGTGGCTGATTCGCTCTGGCTGACCCCTGCCGTGGTCCGTGCTCAGACCGGGCTACGGCAGGGCACGCCTACGGACGACGCGGCGCTCGTGCTCGCGGCGAACGCGGCCGCGGAGTACGTCGAGGAGCTCCGTCCCGAGCTGTTCCTCCCCGGGGAGCTCCCGGAGGATCCGGCCGTGTTCACCCCGACTCACCGCGTCAAGCTCGCCGCGGCGATGCTCGCGCACCGGTGGTACTCGCGCCGGTCGTCCCCGCTCGGGGTGGCCGGATACGGGGAGCTCGGCTCCGCGGGGATCCTCCGATACGACCCCGATATCGCGCGGCTGTTGGGGATCGGGTCGGAGTCCGGCCGGTTCGTGTTCGGCGCTCCGACCGTGCCGACGGAGGAGTCGACGTCGTGAGTCTCGTCGACCGCGCGGAGGCCCTCGCGACGATGCTCCGGACCGGGGAGGTTCGGGCGTCGACCGATATCCGGGACACGGTCCCCCCGTGTCTCCTCGTCGTCCCCGTGCCCCGGCTGAACTTCCTCGAGGGCACCCTCTCCGGGTCCGTCGAGGTCACGTGGACGATCGTCGCGCTCGCGAACCCTCCCGGGGACCTCGAGGCCGCGCGGGAGCTCGAGCAGCTCGTCATGCACGTCTACGCCGCGGACCTCGACGTCACCCTCGCAGAGCCCGCGTCGTACGAGCTCCCCTCCGCAGAGGGCGCGGTCCCCGCGTACCTCGTCACCGTCACCGAAACCGCAGCACTCGAGGAGTAGCCATGCCCGTAACCGTGTCCAAGCTCAAGACAGGGACGCTCACGCTCGACGCGATGCCGTTCGCGACGCAGGCGTCGAACGTCCGGCTCGTGCCCCCGGAAATGCCGTCCGGCGACGACGCGGGGGAGGTCCTCTCCGGGGACCCGCTCCCCGCGGAGACCGAAGCGAAGTGGGTTATGGCCCTCGTCGCTGTGCAGGATTTCGACGACCCCGACGGGTTCGTTAATTTCACATGGACGAACCAGGGGGAGAAGGTCCCCTACACGTGGGCTCCGAACGCGGACGGTCCGACGTTCTCCGGCACGGTCACGATCTGGCCCGTCGAGCTCGGCGGGGACGTGAACAAGAGACTCACGTCCGAAGCGGAGTGGGAGCTCGAGGAAAAGCCGAACCGCGCCGAAGCGGTCTGACCCGTGGCTCCCCCCGTCGTCCGGACGGAGGGAGTGTCCCGGCTCGTGCGGACGATGAAGTCCGCGGAGGTCGACGTCGACGAGCTCAAAGACGTCACGATCGCGGCCGGGGCGCTCGCCGCGGCCGCGATCCGTCCCCTCGTCCCGGTCAGGACCGGCAGGCTCGCCGCGTCCCTCCGGCCGAACAAGGCCGCGCGCCGGTCGACGATCACCGTCGGCCGCGCGTCCCTCCCGTACGCGGGTCCGGTGCATTGGGGGTGGCGGGCACACAACATCGAGCCCAACGAATTCGGCCCCCGCGGGCTCGAGCAGGCAGAGCCCGCGATCACCGCGCTGTACCTCGCGGGTATCGAGAAGATCGTCGGACAGGTGAAGGGCGCGTGACGACGTGACTGCGACACTCCGGTTCGACATCGTCTCCGACGGGTCCGGTGCGCGTCGGGAGCTCGCCGCGACCCGCGGGGAGCTGGACCGGTTCGACCGCGCCGCGAACACGGTCGGGACGACGTCGGAGCGGTCCTCGGGCAAGCTCGGACGGTTCGGGTCCGCGATCGGGAACGCGGCCCGCACGTTCGGCCCGCTCGCCGCGGCAGCCGCGGCCGGTGCGGTCCTCAAAATCGGGGTGGACTCGATCAAGGCGGCGTCCGACACGCAACAGGCGTTCGGCGCGATCGACTCCATTTTCGGCCGCAACTCCGAACGGGTGAAAGAGTGGGCCAATAACGCCGCGCAGCAAGTCGGGCTAGCTCGGGGTGAGTACGCGACCCTCGCGACCACGCTCGGGGCGTCCCTCAAAAACTCCGGGCTCGAGGGCTACACGCAGAAAACGCGGGACCTCATCACGACGGCCGGGGACCTCGCGGCGACGTTCGGCGGGACCACGTCGGAGGCCGTGTCCGCGCTCTCCTCCCTCCTCCGGGGTGAGACGGACCCGATCGAGCGTTACGGCGTGTCGATCAAGGCGTCCGACGTGGCGGCGCGGCTCGCCGCGCAAGGGCAAGACAAGCTCACCGGAGCATCCAAGACGCAGGCCGAAATGCAGGCCCGGTTGAAGCTCCTCACCGAGCAGACCACCGATTCGACGGGCGCCTTCAAGCGGGAATCGAACACTCTCGCAGGGCAACAGCAACGGCTCTCCGCGGAGTTCCAGAACGCGAAGGACAAGCTCGGACAGGCCCTCATCCCGGCGCTGACGAAGGGTCTCGGCGCGGTCAACGACCTATTCGCGGGCGGCGGAAAGCTGTCCGGCGCGATGGACAAGCTCGCGGGCATCGTCGGCCCGTTCCTCACCCCGATCATCAACGGCGCCAAAAACGCGTTCAACAACATCAAGGACGCGATATCCGGGTCGGAAAATCAGTCCGAGAACCTCCGCAAAGCGTTCGGGCTCGTCCGCGACATAGCCGAGAAGCTCGCCCCGATCGTGGGCACCGTGCTCGGGAAGGCACTCGAGGGTCTCGGGAAAATCATCGGGGATACGATCACGTTCGCGGACAACCTCGCAGGAGCTATCGCGGGCATCGTGACGTGGGCACAAAAAGCGTGGGACAAAATCACGTCGCTTGGGAACAACCCCGCGATCAAGAAGCTAGTGGGTCTGTTCAACAGCGGGGACGAGCGGCTCGTCGGGCTACAGCGTGGCGCCGGAGGTCTCGTCCGGGACGGGCTCGCGCGGCCGTGGGCGGGCGGCTACGTCGCTCCCCCGATCCACCTGACGTCGTCCCCGTCGGTCGTGGTCGAGGTCGACTCTCCCGCTATGGCGCGCATGTTCCGCGTGATCGTCCGTGACGAGCTCGCGCACGCGGGTCTAGGAGGAGGGAGGAAGCCGTGAGCGCGACACTGTCCGCGGACGCGCAGTCCGGTTACCGGGTCGTCGTGGCCGTGTCCGGTCTGTCGACGGAGTCCCCGGCCGTGGACCGGGTCACGCTCTGGCGTGACGACCTCGACCGGCCCCGGTCGGAGGTCCGCGGGTTCGTCGACTACGAGCCGACGGCCGACGGGTTCGTGGCGACCGATTTCGAGGCCCCTCTCGCGCGGCCCGTGTTCTACGTCCTCGAGGTCATTCACGAGGACGAGACCCGGAGCGAGTACGTCGCCCCCCTCGTCGTGGTCCCCGCCGCGTACCCGCTCGTGTCCGTACCGGTGACGGGGGAGCACGTCGAGCTGTCCGCGATCGAGGCATGGGCCGAGCTGTCGAGGGACGGCCGCGCGACCGTGGTCGACGTGCATGATCGGCCGGACCCGATCGTCGTGTCGACCGGGCTCACCGCTCCCTCATCGGCTCCCGTGGTCCGTACGGACTCCCTCACCGCGCGCAGGACCCTCCGCAGGCTCCTCGAGTCCGCGCAGGTGCTACTCCTCCGGGCGCCGGAGCTCGACGTCGAGGACGCGTACCTCGTGGTCGGGAAGCACGTCGAGCAGCGGATCACCAACAGTCCCGACGACCTCCGGCGTCGGCACCAGCTCGACGTGCGGCACGTGGCCCCCCCGTCGCTCCTCGTCCCGGCCGTGACGGACACCCTCGCGGAGCTCGCGGACGCGTTCCCCGGCACTCTCGCGGACCTCGCGGCCGCGTTCCCCGGGACGCTCCTCGACATTGCGGCCGCGGACCTCGAGGCGATCTGACGTGCGGGCAGCTACGGCGCGGTTCGCCGCGGAGGTCGTCGGGTCGCATCGTGCGACGTTCCGGGTCGAGTCGTGGCGCGGCGCGGAGCTCCTCGCGGACGCGATCCCCGTCGAGAACGCGGACCTCGTCGGGAACGACGCGCAGTCCGTCCCCCACGAGCTCACCCTCTCGATCCCGGCCGGACCGGGCCGGGAGTGGGACCCGACGGGGGACCCGTATCACCCCCTGTCCCCGTTCGGGCAACGGTTGTTCGTGCGGCGCGGGATCCGGTACGTCGACGGGACGGAGGAGCTCCTCGGGCTCGGGTGGTTCCTCATCACGTCCGCGACCCCGGACCCGCTCGGGCTCGGGATACAGGTCCGGGCGAAGGGTCTCGAGCAGCTCCTCGAGGACTCGAAATTTCAACGGCCGCTCGCGCCGATGGGTGGCACATTCTGGAATGAGGTTCACCGGCTCGCGCGCGGATTCCTCCCGATCATCACCGATACGACCCTCGTCCCCGATCGGCCCTTCCCCCTGTCCGTGATCCACGAGGACAACCGAATGGCAGCACTCCTCAAGGTCGCGGCGGCGTGGCCCGCGCGGGCGGTAGTCGACTCCCGCGGAGTGCTCCGGATGCTCCCCCCGGTGCCGGACCTCCCCGGTACACCGGTCGTCGAGCTACACACCGGCTCGAGGGGGACGGTCGCGGAGTGGCAGACCGCGACGGACCGGTCCGAGCTGTATAACGCGGTATTCGTCCGTGGACAGGACCCGGATAACGCGGAGCTCCCCGTCGAGGGGATCGCGTGGGACTCCGACCCGGCGTCCCCGACGTACTACGGCGGACCGTTCGGGGAGCGGCCCCTCGAGTACGCGTCCCCGCTCCTCACGACGGAGGCCGCGGCGCAAGCGGCCGCGGCGACGATGCTCGCGAAGCGGCTCCGGCGTACCCGGGTCGCGGAGGTCTCGATCGTCCCCGACCCGCGGCTCGAGCTCGGGGATTGGGTCGACGTGCAGACCCCGACCGTGCAGGGCGTGGGCCGGGTCGCGGGGATCAAGCTCCCCGTGAACGGCGACGGAGGTCCCGAAACTCTGACCGTGGAAATGGGACCCTAGGCCCGTGACGACCCTCGCAGAGCAGCTCCCCGACCCCCGCGGATTCGACGTCCGGGTCGGGCGGATCCTCGCGACCGCGTCGGGCGGAAAGGTCTCGACGCAAGTCGACGGCGCGACCCTGTCCCTCCGGCTCCTCCGCGGCTACACCCCGACGATCGGGGACGCGTGTCTCGTGCTCCGGCGTGAGTCGTCCGGGTTCGTGCTCGGCGCGCTCGGCACGGCTCCCGCGACGACACCCCCGGCGACGACGAATGTCCCCCCACCGGTGGCGGATATCGCGACCGTCGCGAAGCCCCGGACCGGGTCCGACGTGTTCGTTCCGACGAGCTCGGGGACGTACCGGGACGGGGCGTGGTTGCCAGACACGGTCGACGTCTACCAGGGGGACGCATCGGGGCGTGGTCTGAACTACGGCGCGGCCTACTACGGCCCCGGCCCTGCGGGTCTGGCCGGCGCGACCGTCACGAGGGCGCGGCTCCGGATGCGGCGGCAGTCGGGCGGGTCACCGCTCCCGCAGGCGCCTACCCTCAGGCTCCTCACCGGCACGACGCGGCCCGTCGGGGCGCCGGTCTCCTCGGGCTCGTCGGCGGGTCCTCCGCTGGCGGTCGGGGAGGAAGTGACGTGGGATCTCCCCACGGCGTGGGGACAGGCCCTCGTGAACGGCACGGCGGGCGGCGTGGGGACGTGGGTCGACCCGGCCGCGGACCCGTACATTCG